ACGGGTTCGAACTGCATGGAATGCTGAGAGGTAGGAAAAGTTCCTACGAAAGATTCTCTCAACAAGCCAGCAGCTCACTCTATCCGAAGCCTCCTTTAGGTCGACGGTCGCGAGACCGATTTCCCTAGAGAAAGCACTAGAAGAATTCGGAGAAAGTACTCCGGTTCCTTCTCGACATGCTCCAATCGAAACTGGGGCATGAACGGGTAGAGAAGCGAGAAGAGCAAGCTCTCTACTGGGTCGTTGGTCTCGTAAAGAGATACAATTTCCCAGAAAAGTCGCTTGTATCCTATCGGCAAGAACCGAAAGGATGCCCTGCTGGATCCATTGATGTGAAGTGGGCTCCGAGGCAATGAGCCGCGGACCTGCTTGCGTCTTTGGAACAGCCAGGAGCTTAGATGGGGGTTCATGCGGGGAACCGAAAGGTACCACGCAATCATCTCCTCTAAGTCGTTCCTGAAATCCTCCTTCGTTATAAGAAGCGAAGGTGGAAGACGGGAACAGCTCTTCAAGCTTTTCAGGCCAAAATGGGAAGTCATATTTCGACTCTCCTTTAAGGTCTGAGACCGCACCTGGACCATGCCGAGGGTGGATCTCAGAGATGGTTAAGTCTCCTAGATCCACGGACATGATATCAGCAACGCGCTGGATCATATCCAACAGGCCAGGCCAAGCTCCGCTTATTGCGGGGCAAGGAGTGCCAAGATCTCCCAAAGGAAGTCTTGGCGCAGCTTCATCGTCTTCAGATCGTCGACGATGATGCCCTGCTTGACCACCATCATCCTGATCTCCAATGTGTATCGGAGGGAAAGGATGATGAGGATCAAGAAGACGATTACCCAGCCAGTCAAGGCTAGGTGCTCGACACGCCTGCTCGATACTGAAGAATTCTTTGACCGTTTGAAAGGTCTTAGAATCATGGCAAGTCATCTCCACCTTTTTGGCAGCGAAGAAAAGCTGTCTCAAGAAGGCGATGGCTGCCGGATCAGCATCGAACCTCAGCTTACCGCGTTTAGTGAAGACTCTCAGAGCTAGCCCCGCGAAAAGTCTCGGGATTCGCTCTCCTTTTCTAACAGCAAAACCTGCTATTAGATTGGGTTCGAAAGATCCGCGTTCAAGACACTGATCAAAGTGCTTGCCTGCGGCCACGAGATCTATGGTTAAGAACCGTAGACCACGTGTCTTCACTAGGGAACAGAGGCGGGCTTTCGTCCGTCTCCATTCAGTGGCATCTCCTTGGTACCAAACTTCCACATCTTTTAATATGGAAGTGTAGAGACCTAGGAGGTAAGGGACGTAGCTTTTCATCATGGGCAGGGCCTTTGCTCTGTGCATGATCTACGTGCTGATCGGCCACCAACGTGCCCTAGGAGGGGGA